ATGGGAGACATTACCCAAAACCAACTCCAGTTGATTACGCCGCAGGCTCGCAGAGCGCAGAACAGGATTGTTAAGAAGTAACAAATTTCCTTCAATGCACTACCGAGAGCGCCGCCGACACTACTTGCGCCACTTTGCTTCTTGCTCATATATTTACTCCTTTATGTAGTATGGATTTTTAGGTTTTCCTGCAAAGAATTTAAGATTGACTCCCAAACAATTATCTCTGTCGGGTTGTTTTCATTCCTTGCTGCCACGAGTCGCGTTTTAGCAATTTCAATTTGACTTGTTATACTCAGTTGTTTGCACATCAAGAAATCACCTCAGCATATTGATTGTCGGACGCGAGATTGACACCGAGAACCTCGTCATAGTGCTTTGACTGGTTTGGCACGAAACGACCGAATTTAATAATGATGTTCGGAAATCTTTTCAAAGTCTCGACTTCCTGTGCAATCTCGTCCTTGTTGTAACCTGTGTAGATTACCACTGTATCATTACAATGATAGTTGTTGCGCAATGCAAAGATAAGGTCGAACATCTCGAAGAACTGTTCAAACGGTTCAAGTCCGGCAAAGCAAATTGCACTCGTGATATCATTGGATAAATACCTTTCGATGATGTCATCGCTCGCCATTTCGACGGTGGCGGTTTTCCGCCACTCGTCGTTTTGGCATACAGACATCGGGATACCTGCTTCTCGGCAGCACTTACCATTACAGTACGCAGTGCCGATATACATTGAGGGTTGCTTATAGTTGATGAAGTCCTCATCCACGATTGTCTTTATAATCATTCGCGTAACATCTCCGCATACTCATACCACTGACGGGTATTGAATTCACGCTTTCTGTCCTTGGAGTAGCTTCTCGTGGGTACGAGATAACCGACGATACGCTGATAGGTGTCGTGTACGGGTTCACCACAGGTGGGGCATACATCGGTGCCGACAAAGCCGTGGTGGTTTTTACACTCATTGATGCGAGTGTTGAATGCAAAGTAGATAACACCAGCCTGTGCAATCTTGTTCAGCATATCCCACGCAACATCAGTATTCGGGAAGTTTGCTTCAAGGTTGATGTGGGCGATACTACCACCACTGCACTTCTCATCAAGGATTGCGCTGAGTCTCAGCTTCTCCTGGATAGTACACTTGGTAGAAAGAGGAATCCACTGGTTGCTGTAGATGAACTTGTCATCCAAATCAAACAGAGCATTGTCTTTCTGGCAGAGGATAACAGCGGCTCTTTCTGCAGGAACAGACTCGATGTTGAAGGAGAACTCATCGGTGAATGTGTCCTTCACCTCATTCAGTACATCGAAAATCTTGCAGGCAAAGTCCAGACCCTCGTCGGTGTAGTATGTATAACCCAGTTCATCAACACGGGTGTAACCAAAGGCTTCGATGACCTCATAGAGACCGAGGATGCCCATTGTGCAATACTGCTTATCCATTTCGACCGCGCCGTCCTGATAGTTCGGGAGCAGACCCTTTTCAATATTGCGCTTCATAATATGACGCACAGTATCGAGAGCCTTACAGCACAGCAGCGCACGCTTCTTGAGCAGTGCGAGGTACTTCTTCTCGTCGCACTCGGTCTCCAGTGCAATACGCATCAGATTGATGGTATTAACCTTAACGGAGCCGATAGACAGAGCCGTACCGCCGATGGAGTTGATGAACGCATTGAGCTTGGATGTGTCAGAAAGGAGACGGCAACAGTTACTGAGCGTAGTGACATCGCCACTGACGAAGAAGTTGCTGTCGTTCCAAGTTGTATTGTGGTCGGAGCACCAACGGGCGAAGTCTTCATCGACAAACTTGCCGTCTTTGTAGAGCAGGCTGTATGTCAGCACAGGGAATGTGAACATATTCTCACTGCGAATCTGGGAAACAACCTCCATAAAGAGCTTCTGGTGCTCAATCAGCTCGTCAACGCAGTCAATGACATATGTGCCGTCAGGATACTGCACACCGCCAAACAGAGACTCGATGTAGTTGCGGTCGAAGATGGACACATTGACGAATGCGGTCTGGTCGATACGCATAAAAGGCTGGTTCAGACGGTAAATCAGTTTCTGGAAAGACTGCTTGATGTAGTAATCGTGGTCTTTGATGAAGAAACCTGTCTCGCAGTCGTGCTTCCAGAAGTAGTAAGTCCAGATGAGGATGTTCGGGATGCCAACTGCGCCGGAACTGCGGTTGCTCATATAGCTGATGTACTCGATTACATCGTCGATGAATGTCGTAAGGTGCTTGGGAGGCTGATTGTTATAGTTCTTGAGGAAGAACAGACCCTCTGTAGCCAAACGAGTAAGGTCGTAGGCGTAGCAGTAAGGGATATATGTGGTTGTAGAAGCATCGTGCAGGTAGAACGCACCGCTGTGCTCGCATTCGAGCCACTCCTTGGCGGTTCTGAGGTTGTACTTCTTCTTCAACTCGTAGAAAATCTTATTGAAGGCAAAGAGCTTGTCGAGAGACTTACCCTTTTCGTTGATGAGACTGCGAATATCCTTGTTGGATGCGTTCGCATTGGCGTCGATAGTAACATCGGCGACATTCTTATCGATAAAACCGTCGATAAAGTCGGAGAAATTGAGTTGGGTTTCGTGGAAGCCATTGAGAAAATCGAAATCCTCGCCGTACTTTTCGTTCAGCGCGTGCATTGCTTTCTCAAAGTCTCTATTCATCTTTAATGGAATGTTCATTTGGCAGTCTCCTTACTGTTTATTTACCCACTCGACCGCCTGCTTGAAATCCATAAGGGTTCCATTGTTGTCGAGCACGGGCACTTGCGTGATTCCGAGTGCAAGCATCTCGTCTACTGAATTATTCTCCGTATACGGCACGCCCTTTTCGTTGAGCTTCTTCTTCAAGACCTCACATTTAGGACAGCCAGTGGAGTACAAAATGATATCTCCGTAAATAGGAATCACTCCTTTCGTGCGTAGTCGCACACGATATTGAATACTTCTTCCCAAGACGATGCTCGTACAGCACCGATTGTATCTTCATCAAAATTCCTGTTATGTGCTGCCGTCATCAGAATTTTGTGGTACTCTCCGCCGTCAAGATTTTTGGGATAGTCATCGACAAGAATATCGCCACGAATGAGCTTCTTGTCATAAGCTACTATTACATCTTGGTAGCGTAAGTATGGGAAGTATCTAAATAAAACCTTTTCAAGTTTAATAGGCAGCGAATTATAATGTGATGCGGTTACTATGCAAACGCGATGTCCGTTTGCTATTAGCTTTGCAATGTAGTCGTAGGCACCGGGGAGAGGTTTAACCCGCTCCCACAGTTCTTCTTCAAACAGAGGGGCATAAATTTGTCGCTCTTCCAGTGTAGGAAACGCCTTTGTCATATCCCACTCCTTGATATCGTCCATCGATACCGACAGACCATATCGTTCATTAAGCAAACCAACCCACGCATCACACAAATTCTCGATTGTGTCGTCCATATCAACCAGGATGGTTAGTTTCTTCAAGGTTTGCACCTCCGTTTATAAATTCTGCCGCGCAACCAACCGTCATCGTAATATTCTTCCGCGATGTCTTTGCGTACTACGCGTTCTTCATCACCTTTATGAATCCATATTTTTGTTCCCTGGTCATTCCTGACAATTTTCCTGCCGTGCAAGACGCCCTGTAATATCCATCCATCAGCGAGATAGGTGTGTAATTCGGACTCTTTAACATACTTGTAGATGCCGTCTTTATAGATTGACTTACTACCGATATGCCCCGCACTCATATTTGCTTTAGATTGTTGTGTATGTACGCGACCAGTTAACTTGTCTCTGGCATTTTGTGCAAACCTCTCTCTTGCTTCTGGAGAAAATGTTCTCGACATATTAGCCCGTGCAGTATCCGACATAGGTTTATGTGGATGCCTCATTCGTTCTCTAACACATTCTGGCACAATAGACAAACCATCACCGCCAAATGTTAAATTGTAAAATTTTTCGTCGTTTACTGCGTTATAATGGCTAATAAATAATTGTTCCATTTTGTTTAGAGAAGCGTCGTCAGAACACTCACACAAAATTGTCCGTTCAAAATTTTCGACGCCATATTTTTCTATGGCTCGTTTTAGCAACACACCCGAACCTAAATACCACGAATCATCAATGTCGTTTGGGTTCATCTCTCTTCGGTGCTTCCCGATATATAGATGACCTGTAACCTTATTTCTTGTCATATAGACAAACCCATATAGCGTGGTGTTTTGTTGCGTATTAGTGGTCATAAATCACCGCCTTCGTCATTCTGGAACCTCATCTGCACATTGACTAATCCATCCCCTGTGGTTGGTCGTTAGATGGCACACAGCAGCCCTTTCTTTATCCTTGAAATGTTGTATGTACTTCGTAAAGCCACTTGTGCTTGGGTTATCAAGGTCACATTGTAATTCGTGACCAATAACGATAACTTTCGCTTTTTTACCAACACGCGTTAGGGTTTTCTTTAACTGTGATGTCGTGAAATTTTGCGCCTCATCCAGTATCACTACCACATCATCCAAGTTAGAACCTCTCAAGAATGTGTCGGTGATACAGGTGATGTATCCTGTGCCGTTCTTCTGATTAACCATACTTTCATCGTTAATCGCCGTATGGGGATTGATATCGCAGTTAATCAGCGCCTGGTAGAAAGCCTCGAAGTAAACTGAACTTTTCTCTGTGATGGTTCCGGGCAACCATCCTTGCTTTCTCTCGCCATACGGAGACATAATGTAGACGATACTCTTAAACGCTCCGTGTTGAACGAGGATATTTGCAACGCCCGTTGCGATTGTTGTCTTGCCTGTACCTGCTCTGGCGTTGACAAAGACAATGTCGATGTCGGGGTTCAAAATTGTATTCGCAAAATTTAATTGCTCATTATCTAACTGAAGTCCGTAGAAAGGTCTGTCATCGAATGACTTAGGCATATCGCCGTAGTATTCCATAACGGGTCTTTTCTTTGCCGCCATAAAGACCCTCCTTAAATTACCTCATCGATATCACAGTCTTCGCCGATGATGTAATCAACGAACCCTTTATCCTTAGCTTCGCTTGCGAACAGATACCATTCGACGCGGAGCTTGCTGTCGTATTCTTCACTTGTCAGTTTGCTTCTGGAGAGGATATACTGCTTAACACGCTCTTCCACTTTTTTCTGGAACTCCATTTGGTCTTGAGCCTTGGCTCCAGAGTTATACACGAAGTTGGAACCGTCGTGCATCAGGAACTTCGCATTCTGTGTTGCGAAACGCTTATGACCGGCGAGACCAATCAAGAATCCCATACTGTACTGGTAACCGAGATTGATGGTATGCACAGGGGTCTTGCTATTCTGGATAATATCGATAAGCTCGAAACCAGAATCGACTTCGCCGCCGTTAGAGGTGACATACAGAAGAATGGGCTGTCTATCCTTGGGGTCGATACCCTTATCTTCCTTGTTGTACTGCATAATGTGCTTCACGATGTCAGCCACGGAAAGCTGTTCGACATCCACATTCAGGAACAGCTTGCGCTGTTTTAAGTCGTTGAGGTAGAAGATTTCTTCAACCATACCTGCTTCAAGCAGTGCCTTTTCAATCTCGACCTCATAGTCGTAATAACCTTTGCGATTAGTTCCCATAAAGATTCTCCTTAATCCAATTTGATGTAGTTACTTCCAACTCCTCAAGTGTGCCGGTGTTCTCGATATAGAAATCAGGCACCGTATCATCAAGCGCGGTTTCGGAAGGGTGCTTTTGCTGTTCCTCTGTAAGAGGGCTCTTGAAACCAGGTCGTACAACACGCAAATGGATGGTGTCAAACCCGTTTTCAACCATTGTCGTTACTTCATTCGGGAAACGACAGTCGGGGATGATGACATAGTCCCAATTCTCGTGGAAGTATTTGAGCATCATCGCAACGAAGTCAACCCATAATGTAGGGTTCTGCTTGCGGATGACATCAGTTCCAACATACTGCAGCATCTGTCTGCCTTTTTCGTCCTTGTTACCATCCCAACCGAAGTAGTTACGGCATATGTATTTCAAAAGGTCTGCGTAGTGCGTGGTCAGCACTCTGTGGTTATCTGCAGTCAGTTTATCGCGCAGCATAGAAGCGACGGTATCTTTGCCGTTCTGCGCCTTGCCAGAAACTAAAATCACTTTCATTCTTCTTTCATCTCCTCTCGTTGCTTACTTTGCATTACCAGTTTGGAATATCTCTGGAAGCTGTCCACCGCCTCACGGACGGTGATTTCGTTGTCCGGCGCTCTCCATTGCTTTTCTTTGCCGTAGTAGATTTCGCGTACTTTACACCACGCAGCAACCACGGGTTTGTTAGCATCTCGCACCGTATGTTCGCATACAAACGCTACCGCTTGCTTGCCAACCTTTGTGAAGTCATCAACCATTCTCTGGATTGCGAGCTTTTGTCCAAGAGGAACTTCTGCGCTGCCGTATTTGACTTCAAACAGTATGTATTCTGAGTCCTTATACTCGATAAGACCGTCAATATCAGTAGGATAAATGTAGCCATCAACCTCAAGACCTTTGAAGTCGATAAGTTGCTTCATTCTGTACGGATTATTTATCCTGCTCGTCATATACCCCGCCAGGGAGATATTTCTTGTTGAGACCACAGCAGTTGAATTCGTCGCACAATCCGCCTCGGTATGCGCAATTCGGAACGAGAAGGTCTGCAAACTCGGGGTTGACCTCAACGACCTTATCGCAAATCAACTGCACAAGTTCTCTCGTCTCTTTGGAAGCCTGCGTACACAAACGCTTATGGGCAATGGTGATTAGCTCCTCGGCGTTCATATACCAACACATTGTGACGGGCGAATCCTGTCTCGCGGCACCTCTCTCGTACTTGACCTGGCGGTCATTGCGTTGAGTAGAAACGAACGGAGTGGCGTGGACATGACGCACCAAATGAACGGATACCCAATACGGGATATCAGACAGTCTAAAGCAAAACTGCAGTGTTCTGATTGGAGAGTGGTTCGCCTTTAACAGCTTAACTTTCCACGCGTCGGTCGCAGGGGTGTCGGAGTCTTTAGAGACCGTCACAAGCGTACACTTTTTACACAGCATCCAATCTTCTTCCGTGGGATGCTTCAAGATTTCTACTTTCATATCGTTATTCCTCACAATATATCCAATGTAGTCTTTTACCGTCGTGTTTACCTGCGCTAAACCTTGCCGGGTCTCCGAGAGCACGAGTGATATTGGGCGACGGAATACCCATTTCACGAGCCGCTGCTCGTATACCTATAAACTCACGGTTCAGTTCCACGCATTTAATTTTCTTGGAACAAGGGTTGTCGGCGCCGAATTTGCCATACCTTGAGCA